GCTTTTTAGAGGTACTAACAGAGGCTATAAAGAAGCAAAAGGAAAACTTCAGTATAAGAGTAGGCCAGCTTGAGTCTACCCTTGGTGAGCTTCAAGCTCCAATGAAGGTTGACACGAAGCTTGGCACGAAGGTTGACCCTGACATTAAGGCTTTAAAGACGGAGATAGCATCTTTAAAAAGCAACCGCCAAGGTCTAACTGCCCCGGCGGACACTCCGAGACTAACAGAGGCTGTAAAGTTAGAAAAGGAAAGCCTTAGCAGAAGAATAGGCCAGCTTGAGTCTACCCTGGTGAAGTTAGAAAAGGGAAAGGTAACAAAAGAAAAGAGTGTTCTTTCTGACATTAAGTCCTTAAAGGAGGAGATAGCGTTTTTAAAAAGCAGATCAAGCCTAACTGCCAAAAGATTCTCGGACTCTCTTCGGGGTATAACAGCAAAGAAAGGCAAGCAAGAAAAGGCGACTTTTTATAAGAGTATGTTTGATAGTGATGGAACCTTTAGACCACTTGCTCAACACTTTGAGTGGGAACGTCAGCTTGTTGATAAGGAGGCATCAGCTATAATGGCGAAGGCTGGTTTCTTAAATATGAATGCACGAGAAGTTGTAGAGACTTACGGAGAAAAGTCTATTAAGATTATGGATTTTGCTCGGAAGTTTGGTGCAGAGGGCGAGTTAATTATAGAGGCCCTAAAAGATGTGAAAAAGGCTTTCCACGGGGCCAACTTAGAAAGGTTTGAACAACAATATAGAAGGCAAATTGTTAATGCAGTAGACGGCTTTTGGGGCCTATATCAGAAAGACCACGGGGTTGATGAAAGGGCATCAAGGGCTGTTGCAGGGTTTACTGCTTTAGCTAATATGTCGTTCTTGACTCGCGTTTCTATTACAAGCTTGGGCGATCTTATTCAACCATTTCAAAATAGTGGGTTTGGAGCAACGTCAAGAGCCTTACTACAGAAGGCGGACCCAAATAAAATTAGTTTCTCAAAGCAGGCGAACTTTCGCTACAACGATGGTTTCGAGAAAGAGATTACTGCTATGACGATTAAAGGCGGCGATCCTCTTAATATGGATCACCGTCGAATAGCTAATTATAATAGGAAGTTCTTTAAGGCTGTGGGCCTACAGCACCTCACCAATACTGCCAGAGACTTCGCCTTTGATACAGGCGTCAATAGAGCCTTTAAGTTAGCTACAAAGAAGGGGAAGCTAACAAAGGCCAATCGATCAGAACTAGATCAGCTTGGTTTGTATGTAGAAGATCTTGATGTTATAAAGAAATATAAAACGGTTCAAGAAGCCTTCGATGCAGGCGATGCACGAAACATATTGGACAAGGCTGGACTAAGATCTGCCAACAGAGACGCCATTATCCCATCAGTCGGAAACCGCCTCTTGTTTGCTCAATCAAACAACCCATTCATAAAGTCGCTCGGTCAGTTTGCTTCGTGGGCGCAGGCTAAAAGTTCACAGACAAACGCATTGGCGGAGCGAATCGACAATGGTGATGCTGCCTTGGCCCTTCGTATGCTTGGTTTAACTACTATATATGGTGGCGTAAGTCAAATGCGAGAGTGGGCAAAGCCAACCTATGATGATGATAAAGGTAAGATGACTGATTTTATATCAGTTAAGGGATTGAAAAAATCTTTGGAGCTTTCTGGCAACTGGGTGCCTTGGCATATAGATAAAGCAGTAAGAATGATACAGGGTATAAGTTATGGTAGTGGAGTAGTCGAAAGTGCTGTGCCTGCTGTTAGCTTTATAGGTGAAGGAGTAGAGAGAGGTTATGGCATAGGTCGTAATCTCTCGCAGGGTGACATTAAGGGTGCAGGTTCACACGCCTTGAGGGCTTTTCCTGTTCTAAAGGATTTTGTAGGGTGGTCAGGACGGCTCGGAGATGCCGCTGGTTATGACATTAAATTAGAAGATAAGCCGTATCGTAAAGATGAAGATGATTGGCGTTTAGGGCGTGCTATTGGTGGTGTAGTAGAAGATGTCCCGCAAGCACCTAAAGAGCCTGATGAGCGCATCGACAAGATGACGGGGCGACCATATAACGAACAGGCTGGTGGAGCCTTCATAGATGCAGAAGACCCCCTGCGGCGATTAGGCTTCGTTGGAGGAGGTCTTGCAGATAACCCTCTAAGACGCTTAGGGTTTGGCTGGGGCGGTATTGCTTCAGCAGTCACTAGACGCTTTTGGGATGATGTGGTTCCTACATCTAAAGTAGCTAAGGAAGCAGATGAAATACTTAAAAGGGCTACAAAAGAAGTAGAGGAGCTTAAACCTACATCCACAGCACAGAAGCTTGATGAGCCTATTGAGAGGGCTGATGAGTTTATAGAGGAAGCCCCAGTTGCAAAGGCTGATGAGGCTATTGAGGAGGCCCCTCCTACTAAGACTGACTACGACAAAGCGTTGTCTGAGTTTGAAGATATAGACGACGTTGGTGCGTGGCAAAAGGCACGTAAAACATACGTCAAAGAAAACAGAGAAATAGACCCTGTTATAAGAACTCCTAAGTTAGAAGAGTCTGCACAAAAACTTATTGCTGGAGAGATAGACCGACCACAACATCTGCGAAACATAGAGGAGCACAAACCTATTAGGACATGGGAATTTCTACCAGAAGAACCTTCAACTAAAACTATGGTTTACTCTCTCAATTCTGCTCAGAGAAAGGATGGCAACTTTGTAATTGACAGTTCAGAAGCACAAAGGTTTAATGTGTCTGAATCTATTCTTTCTATAGGAGATAAGTTTAATGGAAGGTTAGATATTCCTGCATACGAGTCGTTTGATGCATGGATTGTAGCAGGAACATCACAAGGAATCATTAAAGGGACACACTACGCCAAGGCTATTCACTATGTAGGGAAGGGTGATAAGTTAGTAAAATTCGCGGCATCTCAGAAAAAGGGTGAAAGGATTGGTACGGCGGTAGACCCCAAAGGAGGGTACGCAACGGTTTCTGGATGGATTAAAGATTTAGATGCTAAAAATATTCGCAAACTAGCAGAGGAAGTCCTTGATGATCCTGATTGGGTTCAAGTAGGTTTTGATCCAAGACGACAGGGTGCCTTTTATACCCGTAGTGGTGACAATATAGGCGCAGCGGTCAAAGACGCTGAAGAAGTTATACAAATTGGCCCATTAGTATTAGCAAAGAAAGCAAAGATTGATCTAGAATATGAAGGTTATGTTGAGGGCGGTAAAGTCTACAGCGCCCTCCGTAGACGCAGAGCAGAGGGAGGTAAATTAATAGTAGGAGAGACCGAGAATGATTTATCCTATTTGACTAACTATGACACAGGTTCTGTTCGTAAAGAAGGTGCTGATCCAGAGGAAGTAAGCAAATGGAAGGCATCTGAAACATACGAAAAGCATTATAAGAAACCAACCGGGGATAGCCCACGCGCAGAAGGAGGTTTAGAAAATGCTTGGGGGACTGATTGGTACAACCGAGCCACTGATCCTCAAGAGAGCTATTTAGAAGATGAAGAAGGCAGACATACTTTATTGACGGCATCTAGTGAGCTTGACGGAAAAGAAATACTTTACCCTACCATACGAAAAATTGATGGGGAACTAAAGAGATTGTCTGCCGAAGAGGCCAGGAGAACAGCTATAGAGAAGGGAGATTATATAACCTTTGATACACCTGAAGAGGCTACAGAAGCTTCTATAGCTATTAGTGATAGTATTGAGCCTGAAAGAAGGTCTCGGGAAGGAACTAAAGCATCTCCAAAGGGCTTAAGTGTTATTATAGATAATTTATCTGAGACAATTTTTAATGATGATGAGGCATCTAAGAAAATGATGCACGAAATTATGCAAGTCGAGTCTAGAGCAGGTGAGGACGAAAGAACTTACACAATCAAAGAAACAGATGAAAAGCGAGGCGGTCTCGGTGTTATGCAGATTGATGAAATAGAATTTGATGAGATAAAGAGAAGGTTGATTGGCGGTAAAGACATTCCTTCTAGCCTTCTTCAATTTAGAGATACAGTTAGTCAATTTGCTGACAAAGCTGTGAAGGATATTAAGTATGAGGATTTGCATGATGATACGCTCAATATAATATTCGGCAGGCTTTCTTTACGCAAGGTGGCGGAGAGTATTCCAGAGGATGTAGAGGGAAGAGCAATGTATTGGGTAGAGAATTATAATAAATCCATACAAAGCGGAAAGTATGCTACTGTTGAAGCCTTTGAAAGCGCTAAAAAAGAGAAGGCTAAAGAATACCTAGCTCGTCTACCTGACGAATACCTAAAGAATCTACGCAGAGAAGAGTCGGAACAGAAGTAATAGATATAGTAATAAGGAAGTCATGGCAGAGAAAGGACACATAATATTAATTACAGAATTACTAGACCAGAAGCAGCGCAAGGAAGAAGAGTTAGAATACTATAATAATGAATTAGTGAAGTTGAAACTAAAGTCTGAGATCGTCGAAAAAGAATTGGAGATGACTCGCATGATTATTGACTTAATTAAAAATGAAAAGATTCGTACAGTGTAGCTTCCTCCCGCTTCTTTTTTTGGTGGGTTATGCTGTGCTTGACGGCTGCTTAAGGGGGATCGTGAGAACGATGAAGTGGTTATTAAGTTTCATTACGAAAATAAAGAAAGAGAGTGATTACACCTGGACGTCCTTTCTAGTGCTTCTAGGTATCTCAATAGCAGTGATTGCTTATGTGGTCGCAGTCTTATTTTGTATGATCTCCCGCTGTTGAAGCACTACTTTGGAATGTCTCTATTAAGGAGTAAAGTAAAACACATGAAAAGTAAGAAAATAATGGAAGCCTACTTTAGGGCGACAGATAGGTTTTCTGGTCTTTTTAAAGCATTGACGCAGAGGGCTTGGCACTCACAAGAGGTTGATCCAGACAATCGAGAGGCCCAGTGGTAGGGCGTATCTAATGGTTCTATATACTGAACTACAGCTTAATAGGGTTTATCGGATTTATGCAAAGCACCAAGGCGCACACGGTGTCCCCTTTATAACATTAGATAATTTTAGGCGTATGTTTGAGGAGCAGCAGGAAATGCTCATAGAGGGGCATATAGAATTATTGAGGGGGCTTGATGATGATCCCAATAATTGATGCTGTCACAAGGCTGGCAGGGACATGGCTAGAGGGGAGAGTAGCTAAGACTAAAGCTAAGGCTAAAGCGGAGGCTACAGTTATTATTAAGCAAGCTGAGAGTGCTGCTGATTGGGAAGCTGCAATGGCGCGTAATAGCGGTCAAAGTTGGAAGGATGAGTGGTTAACACTGCTCTTTAGTGTACCACTGGTTATGTGCTTCATCCCCTCTATGGTTCCGTATGTCAGGGATGGCTTTGTAGTTCTTGAAACGATGCCTGATTTTTATCAATATACTTTATCTGTTATTGTAGCAGCATCTTTTGGGGTCAGGTCCGTTATAGGTGTAATGAATAAGAAGAAGAAGAAGAATTAAATTATGTAGTTATATCTTCTCTTAGCCATTATATAGTCTCTACGCTATAAAGTAATAAAAATGTGCCTAGTGTCACTAGTATTATTTTCATAATTATATATTTGTCTTTCTTAGTAATCATCTTAGTGCGTCTAGTTCGTTTTCTAAATAGAGGTGCACCTTATCTAGTTTAAGTAATCCCTCTCTGATTACCTTCCTTATTAAAATTAAATCATCACCCTTGAAAACTTTGTGTGCCTCCCTCTCTGGTAAGCCACTAAGTTCTGTAACGAGATTACCACTTTTATCTATCAGTATTCTAAACGATAATATATTTCCTTCTTTCATGCTATCTCCGCAAATTTTATTCCTTCTTGATTCCCTCTCAATCCGGCCTTCATGTAAGCGGTTGATCGACCTTCAAAAAAGTTTTGATGTTCAACTCCTAATACATCATCTAACCAAGAAAGGGGGTTGTGTTTTACGCCATAGTTTGGCTTTAAGCCGAGCTGGAGTAAACGTCTATCGGCTATGTATCTTATATACTCATACATTTCTTTTTTTGTTAGTCCTTGAATGTCTCCCATCTCAAAGACAAGATCAAGGAATTTATCTTCTAGGTGTACCATCTCCCGACAAGTTTGATAAATTTCTTTTTTAAGGCTGTCATCCCACAAGTCTATATTCTCGTGCATAAATTCTCTAAAGAGCTGTGTCATCGCTTCAACGTGCAGGGACTCATCTCGTATACTGTAAGTAATAATCTGCCCCATGCCCTTCATACGCCCGAATCTTGGGAAGTTTAAAAGAATAACAAAGCTACTAAATAGCTGTAGGCCCTCTGTAAAGGCCGAGTAGACTGCTAAAGCTTTAGCAATAGACTGCTTATTAGAAATAGTAACTTTAAAATTATTTATATATTCATGTTTCTTTAGCATCTCTTCGTATTCTGAAAAGGATTTATATTCAGATTCTGGCATACCTACCGTATCTAGTAGCAGACTATAAGCATGTTGATGAATACTCTCCATGTTCGCAAATGAACCCATCATCATACGTGCTTCAGGTTTCTTAAATATACGCATGTATTTATCTATATAGCCTGCACCAACATCTACATCTGATTGTGTAAAGAGTCTGAATATTTGTGTCAGTAAATTTCTCTCGGCCTCTGTTAGATCTTCTGACCAATCCTTAACATCATTGTGCAGTGGAACCTCTTCAGGGAGCCAGTGCATCTTGTTTTGTTCAAGATAATAATCGAACATCCAAGGGTGATCAAATGGTTTGTAATAACTTCTAGTGCTCAATAAGCTCATAATTTGTGCCTTTAATTTGTACCCCCTACCCAGAGTACCTCTTTATAATTTTTTCTTCAAGAAGGGACAGATTTGTTCCCTTCTCAGCCTTCAACGTCCTCTTTCAAGATACTCCTGGCCCTATCATCCAAGTCTTCTACTTTTATGTTCCAATGGTCTAATAATTCCAAAGTTAAATAAGTTGTTTTATTTTTAGAACCAACAGGTCTGACCGAATGCAAGGGGCATATCTTAATAGTACATGCGGCAACCTGCTGCCCCCAAGTTCCTTTATCTAATTCATCGTATGTACAATCTGTACACATTTCATTTATTGCTTTTCTAAGATTCTTCGGCATTGTCTTTCTCCATATCTTCGGCCTGCTTTTCCAAATGCTTCATACAATATACATAAATATAATAATGTCAATTATATGAAACACTAAAGAATCATGTTGAAATATCCGCTGACATAGCGGAATATGAAACATGATGTTAGATAGAAAAACCACTTGGCTTGGCATCTATCTAATCCTGATCTTCTTCGAGTATCCTACTAAAGCTCTTTTTTGGACTGTCAGCTAAAAGATCCTCTAATGTCATTGGCTCATCGACCAATGTTATTACCAACGTCCCTGCCCTAGCCTCAATATTGACTTTGTCTCCCAGTGCAATCCCGGCTGCATCAAGCATAGGCACTGGGATAATGGTTCCTGCAGAGTTTCCCCATTTGCGAATATTAGTTTTCATTGTAGCCGCCTGTTATAACTTTATATAAATTCCTAATAGAACTAAAAATACTGCAAATAGTTCTGCTGCTAATATAGTATGATACCATATCCAACGAACTTTGTACATTTTTAATTCAATTCTTTCGTCCTCCTGTTCAAGTTTATGGCCCCTCACAAGTTCTCTTAGTCTTTTAAAATTACCCTTCACAACTCAAACACTCCATATCCTCCAGATTAATTCTTGGTATCCGTATGTTAACATTTTCTACCCCTCTTGCTGCTGCCGAGCGTAAATAATACATAGATTTTAATTTATTAGCGCCTGCCCAATGAACATCGTGTACATATTGGAGATACTCATTGTGTACATCCTGAGACTCTGCTGCTTTTGGAGGAACAAAGAAAAGATTCACGCTCTGACTTTGACATATATACTGCTGTCTATTATATGCATGTTCTATTATCCATATTTGATTTATTTCTGGGGCTGTCTTAAACAACTCCTTCTCTTCTTCTGTTAAATATTCTAAGTGTTGCACCGATCCCTCGTGTGCTGCAATGTCCTGCCAGACTTCTTTTGTATTCATTTTCTTAGATTTCAATAGCTTCTCTAAGAATTTATTCTTCACCTTATAAGATCCGCTTAATGTTTTGTGCGTGAATACGTTAGCCCTCGTTGGCTCAATAGAAGGACTCGTTCCACCACATATAATGGAAGAAGAAGCATTAGGAGCAACAGCCAGTAGATTAGCGTTACGCCTAGAACTCCCAGCCATATCGGGGGCCTCACCCCTATTCTCGCCCAATGCCAAAGTAGCTTCCCTTGCCTTGTTGCTGATCGTTGAGAAAGCTCTGTGATTAAAGCTTGCGGCGAGTACTCCTTCAAAACATATACCATGACTCTGTAAGTAGCTATGATACCCCATTGCTCCAAGACCAATTGAGCGTTCTCTATACGCTGAATAAGCGGCTTTGAGAAGGCCCTCTTTATCTTCTTTGACATAACTTTTAAACCTTTTAAAATTCGCACTGTACTCCTTTAAATTATCTGTATCAACAATATCCTCAATGAAATGTTCTAAGACATTATCAAGCATAGTTATTAAATCTTTAATGAAAAGATCATCCTTAGACCAAGCATCAAAGTATTCTAAATTTACACTAGAGAGGCAGCAGACCGCTGTTCTTTCTTCGCTTGTAGGCAAAGTAATCTCTGAACAAAGATTGCTTTGATTAATTCGTAACCCTAATCTTTTCTGCTCCTCTGGCATTGCCTCATTACACTTATCAATATTGATAATATAAGGTTCACCAGTTTCTGCACGAGTATGTATTAGGTGCCACCAAAGTTCCCTTGCACTGACTGTCTTTGAAGCCTCATTAGTTTTAGGATCTATCAGTCTCCAATCCCCATTTTCCTGCACGGCCTCCAAAAATTCATTAGTTATATTAACAGCATTGTGAAGGTTTAAACATTTACGATTTAGATCTCCTCCTGTTGACTTCCGCATCCCTATAAACTCTTCAATCTCTGGATGAGATATATCCATATATGCTGCATAGCTTCCTCTACGAGTGACCCCTTGATTGAAGGCGAGCATCTGAGAGTCTACGACATGCATGAATGGGATAGATCCAGTAGAACGGCTATAATTAGAAGTAGCCACACCATTACTCCGCACAGCACCCCAATATCCACCGATGCCACCACCTGCGCTTGCCAACCAAATGTTCTCATCATAGTGATCAGATAGCCCACGCCTGGAATCAGGAACAAAATTAAGGAAGCAGCTAATAGGTAGGCCACGAGTGGTTCCCCCGTTACTAAGTATAGGAGTGCTAAACATGAACCAGTTATTATTTGCGTAATCGTAAAGTCGCTGTGCAAGATCGTAATCAGTAATTCCTTTATAAGTAGCACCAAAAGCACTAGCCCTCGCGAAAGCTTCTTGAGCATGTGTCTCATTCCCCCAAAAATATCTATCTTTTAAAGTTTCTAAACTAAATTTACTGAGCTTTTTATCGTCAGAATAATCTATTCTTATACCTAAGTATTCCTGAATGCCCTCCTTAATCATCTTCTTTTAAGTCTCCTTCATATTTCAATTCTTCTTTTTGGCGCTTATGGTGCCGCTTACTTTTAGAATTACTTTTGGATTTTTTCCGCTTCATGTACTGGTCCCTCCTATCAGCTTTTCGATCCCAAGACATTGTGTTTCTCCATAAACTGCGTAAGTCTTTTCTCGTACCATTGCGCCTTATTAAGATCTTCAAGTCCATTCTTATATCGAAAGCGCCATCGATATTTCATTGAGTTGCCTCGAAGATAACCTATGTATTCTTCAATAGATAACATAGCTTCAATGGCATCTATACATTCAGTCTGCCCCTGATTGTAGTGGGGTGGATGGTTCACATTATTATATTCTTCCAGGCCATCAGTTTGAAGCTTATTAAATTTTCTGGCAGCATCATCCCATTCCTCTGGGGTTGTATCATTAATACTAATCATATTTTCTCCTTAAGTGTTCTTCACTTTTGCGATAAGTCTCATCTATCCAACTACTCGGTAGGCTCTCCTCAGAGAACCATCTAAATTTATTGCCCCAGGCCCACTCCCCATGAGATCTTTTGGTCCCGTCTTTGCGACGCTTTGCTTGTGGCATCGCTGCATTGGGGTTAGCGAATAAAAAGACTAGCTCCATGCTTTCGGGTAATATCTTTTTTATCCAGACATATTTATTATATTCTTGATAGTCCCAAAACCTCCCTTTGGATTCCAGTAAAATTGTTTTACCATCAATCTCCTTAATAAAGTCAGGGTGATATTTATGCTCAACGATATAATCTACAGTATCTCCATGATGCTGCCACTCTTTGAGTAAGCCGCTGTGTAAAATGTATTCCCAATTTGAATCATATCCTTTAATAAGGTCTTTCTCAATAGGCCGTTTTACTCGCTTCTTTCTATATCCTTTCTTAGTAGGCATCAGCAGCACTCATAATATCTTGTAATGAAATATCAGAAATATTTATATTTTTATTCTTCCTTTTAATAAGTTTAATATATTTCTTTATCCACTTAGGAGAATAAGCACTTAGACTTAGGCGCTGATTGGCATAGAAATGTGTTTGATCAGGGATAAACTGAAGGATATTACCTGTATTTATTTTAGCTGCCTCTTCTTCAGATAATAGAGACTGGAGCCAGCCCACTAAAAGTTTCTTTGAGTGTCTATTTATCTCCTTCATGGTTTTTTGATTCATAATACTTCCTCTACTCGTGGGGCAGCTACAACTTTAGTAAAATATACTGGACCTCTAGCGTACTTAAAAGTTCGTAGGCCCTTTCCATTATTAGAATCCTTGTGGCACTTAAACTTAAAATCACAATAGAAGCACTGCCGAGGGAGTTTTAAATTACCTTTCTTGCCTTCTTTGACAGGAGTATAGCACAGCTCAGGGGGTTTATCAAGAGAGAGTTCAGTTTTTAACTCCTTTATTCTTGCTTTAATATTCGGTTTATCTAAGTCTTCGGGTTGATAAAGGCACAGCTCTCCGCTCTCTTTTGATATAACTAAAAAGCCTCCGTTGTCAGTCCCCTCAGATTCCTCATAGGATGCAAGCTGTGCAATATAGCCAAATGGATCATCTTCTGCAACACTGCCATTCTCGAATTTATTAAATGACATACGGGATGCTGTCTTAACATCGACTACTTCACCATCAATCTTGCAATCTATATGGCCCTTTATACCAGCAACAGAGACTTCTTTCTGCTCATCAGTAACTGAGTGTCCAGATAATCGAGCAAGCATAAGAACAACTTCTTCAAGAAGATGCCCATACAAAAAGCGAATTAGAAGGGAAGGCTCTAAAGTTACTTCTTTACCATACTGTTTTTCAAACCATAATTGTCTTGAGGGCCTACCTAAATTTGACATTCTTATATTAAAAGAAGCGTTACGTTCCGAGGGCCTAGCCCACTGACGCAGTGCTTCTTTTATCTTCTCTCCAGTACTTTCTATTTCTTCATCAGTAATGTCTAATGGTTTATTTCTAGAAAGAGGTTCGAGACTAGTGTATATATCATCTACTAGTGTATCTAAATTCTTCATTATTCTTTGTGCTCCACAAATCTAAGTTTTCGGGTGCCGGGTATAAACAATAAAATTTTAACGCCAAGAGCTACTTGTTCGGCTGTTCTAGTATTCCGACTGGTGCCTGGACCGGGACGGCGTTTATCTCGCACCGCAGTTTTTACATCTATTAAAGTTATCTCGCCCTTTTTATCCACAGCAATCATATCAACAGAGCCACTACCGCCTGCGTTTTTAAATACTTCGTAGCCATTATCCCATAGCCAAGTTACAGCATAGTACTCTGCTAAGTCTCCCTTCCTGGTCGGGCTTGCCTCCCTTTCTTGGTCGCTGCTCATTGGTTCATTAGTGTGTTTCACTCCAGTTATCTCCTATTTTATATTCCCCGTCTAGGGGGCAGTTAAGATTTAAATTTGTGCCTGCCTCTATTATTGATTTGACACCATATGCGCCTACAGTATCAGTTAAAGAATCTTTCGCTTCGACCTGCCATTCGTCATGCACATTCGCTACAACGTGTGCACTTAAATTGTGACCATTAACATATATTCTAAATATATCTAAAGCTTCTTTCATTACTATGGCACCAGCACTTTGTAATAAACTATTTAAGGCTGAGTGTTCTGATCTGATTGATATTTTCCTGCCGTCTAACCCTTTGAGGTATCCTCTTGACGAAGCTCTTGATACCTTATTTCTAAGAGATGCAAATGCTGGTAGACTAGAGAAGAAATGTTCTCTAAGTTCTCTACCATCTTTTTTGTTTCCGCCAACCACTGTCCCAAGTTTTGCATCTCCTGCTCCGTATATGAGGGCATATATGAAAGTCTTCGCCTGATCTCTTGATTTAAGTCCTGCATTGTGTTGGTTAGATGTGTGTATGTCTCCGTTGAGTATTTCATTTGTAAATTCTTCATCTCCCATATAGTGCGCAAGCATTCTTAATTCAAGGCCGCTCGCATCAATACCAATTAATTTATATCCTTGAGGGACTGTCCAACAAGCTCTACACTCTTCGCCATATGCAGACTTAACACTAGGTATCTGTGCCATATTAGGATTAGAGTGTGTCATGCGGCCAGTAATAGTCCCATTGGGATTAACAAAACCACGTACTCTTCCATCATCTTGAACCTCTTCTAACCAAGATCTTACTTGAGCAATGCGTTTCTGTAGCATTAGATATTCAGCAATAAGCTGTGCTTGTGGTATATCTTTTATCTTATTTAATGTTCCTTCATCAACTATGGGTTGACCAGTAGGCGTGAATTTCTTTGGCCTCCATCCGAAGTCTTGAAGATATTGCCCAATCTGCTTTCTAGAACCTAAATTAAATTCCGTTTCGATCACCCGTTCAATCTTATTACTTTGTTTTATTTCTTCATGTTCTTCTGAAGACAGCCTGAATTTCTTGCCTAGCTCTCTTGATTTTGCAAGCTTAGAAATACTACCGCCTGCAGTATGTATAGCTCGCAGAACGTAGGTTTGTTTGTGCGGCTTGAATTCTTTGTGGACTTCTTTCTCTAGCTCAAGAAGCCTCTCTTGTAGTTGAGCCATTAGCATTGAAGCTTTCTGCTCATCAATAAGAAAGCCATGTTCTCGTTGCTCGGCTAAGGCCCAAGCCATAGAGTGTTCAAGAGATACCGACTTACTAGAAAATCCTCTGCTTTCTTTCTTTAAGCGTTCGTACACTTTAAATGTAAGCATCACATCGTTCTCACAGTAAGGGAGCATTTCTTCTGAGAACTCATCGAAGGCAGTAAATTCAATTTTATTAAAGCCTAAGCGATAGCCCCACGATGCGAGACTATGATTACCTTCTCGCGTAGGATTAAATAATCGTGAAAGAACTAGGGTATCGGATATTTGTTTAGTCCCAAGATCAGTGCCAGTCAACTTCTTTATAACTGGTATGTCAAAGCCAATTATATTATGGCCTATTAATTTATCAGCACCATCTAGAAAGGCTATGCCCTCATCAATTTCTTCTGGCCCATAAACATACATCTTCTCCTTATCAATATCATAAGCAGCAACGCACCATATTTTAGTAGCATCTAAAGCATCTGTTTCAATATCAAATACTAAATTTACCATGCGATACTCTCCTCCTCTGCGTTGAATTCATCTGGATCGAGGCTAACTTCAGATAACCTTCCTGTCTCGCTATCGTATAGTAAGTGTGTTGCCATCCCTACGTCACCAGTATATCTTGATTTTAACACTCGCAAGTGGGTGGTATTGGCCTCAATAGAATCTTCAGCCTGCGGATTTCTTTCAAGAGCAAGCACGCAATCGGATAGCTGTGCTATGCTTTGAGATCCTCGCAAATGGCTCAGACTGACAGTGGAACCATTCTCATGTCCCTTGTCACCGACAGTACGGCGCAAATGAGACACTAGAATAAGTCCTGCCCCTGTCTCTTCAACCAAGCTACGGAGCCGAGTCATTATATTATCAATGGTGCGACGCTCATCCCCTTCTGCTAAAGAAGATACTAGCATATGCAAATGATCTAGCACCATCCACTTACAGTTGCAACCAATAATCATAAACCTTAGCTTGGCAAATATCTCATCGAGATTATGTGCTCCGAAGTGAGCATGAATCCACATGCGATTTTTATTCTTACCGCTATACAGTTTATCAAAGTATTCATCGAGCTGCTCTCTGGAGTAACCTTCTCTAACTTCATCTATATAAAGGCGAGCGTTAGCCTCAATAGACATGACTCCATCCGCAGTACGATGCCAATCCTCTTCAAGGGCCAGGATACCTACGTTGTCCTCTGTATTCATAATAAGCCAGTGTTCTAACTCTCTAGTAATACTTGACTTACCTAAGCCTGTACCGCCAGTAAGAGTTACTAATTCCCCTTGTCGCAGACCATAAATTTTTTCATTGAGGCCCTTCCAAGGATAGGGAATTGATTCTTTCTTTGGACGGCTGTGATACTTATCCTTGTACTCAGATATATTTAACACGCCTGAAGGTGTATAAAGTTTAGCGGCCCACCAAGAAGTCACATAAGTTTGGTGTAGGCCCTGCTTTAATACATCATTAGCGTCTTTAAAATCTTCTGGTAAAGTTAGAATCTTTGCCTTCCCTGGACGTAGTATTCTAGCCACTCTTCGTGCGGCCTCTTTTCCAGGTTTATCGTTATCGAAACTGATAACAACACAATCAAATTTCTCTAGAAATTCTAGGTTCTCTTTAACATCTTTAATGGCACTAGAGGCACCATTTTTCAGAGAGACTACAGGCCACTTCGATCCAAGTATTTCATATGCCGCCATAGCATCACACTCACCTTCAGTGATTGTAACAAACTTGCCGCCATCCTGAAACAATTGCTGACCAAATAATCCTGTACCTCTGTTTGATCCTACCCAAGAAAAAGCTTTATCGGGTTTCCGTATCTTTGTACCAGTAACTTCGTTGGCAATATAATAAGGATACATATGTTGGGTTGGGTTGCCGCTCGAATCAAGAACTGCCTTTACACCGTATTTTTTAGCCGTGTTTAGGCTTATTCCTCGGTCACTCAGTTCTACAAATTCACCTTCAGTGGATGTGTTCATTGAATTTCTTTTATAAGTTTTAAAATCTGCTACTTCAGAATCTCCTTTATCGTAGTCCTTTATGTAGGTATTACAACTAAAACAATATGCGTGTCCCTTCTCATCTACGGAGACAGGATCACTGCCTCCGCAGAGAGGACAAGGGAGTTGGTATCTTACAAAAGGCATTAGTTCTCCTTGGTTTTTAAAACCTCATCATCATTATCGTCGATCACTGTGGCTTCAATTAAAGCTTCTTCAGTCAATCCATCTTGGATGACACTATTTAATTGTACTGCCGCTGCCTGCAAAACAGCCGTCCGTTTCCTAAATGTTTGGATTTCATCATTCACTTCAAGAAGAAGATTAAATGCTTCCTTCCCTGAGCCACTTAAGAGGGCAACATCATAGCGTCCAACCTCATTGGTATATGTCCACGTCGCTTCTTCACTCATAGTTCAGTAAGCTCCTCATTATCATTATCATCATCATCATCTTCAATATCAAACTCATCACCACCCCCGCCATTGTATTCTACTAGGGCTAGAACTTGCATAGCCATGAAGTCTAATCCCTTAAAAGTCTGACCACGATATACTGATTCCCATTCTTTGTATTGCACCTTAACCTTTGAACCATTACCAATCCTAATATCAATAGAATCTTTTTTACGATCCAAGAGCCGAGGTGCTCTACGAACCATTCCGTTAGGGCCATTAACCTTACGTTTAATTACGACTGCTGGTCCCTCATTCATTTGCTTAACAGTGAATCCACGATCCTCGAAATCACTAGCGACTTCAGAATCTACAATGAGATTGACTGTATATACTGGTTCATAGTTCACGTTGGGGGTTGTTACCGAGGCCCAATAAGCAGTTCCTTCAAGTATTGGCATATCAATTTTCTCCTTTGCTGGTTGATTGCGGGTCCATCGTAACATCATCGGCACTGGCTGTCAAGACCTTGTGCTTAATTTTCTTGTAAAACTTCTTACGATCACGATGAATATTAGCCCTATTAAATTTACCGGCGTATTTCGCCACATAATTTCTTCTCTTCATTTATACTTATCTTCCCAATTATTAGATCTTTTTTTACGTCCCCTTGCCCAAGCCTCAAAGGATGCATCGCTGCGTGCGGCAGACCAATAAGTTTTTTTCAATTCTTCTTTTAATTTTCTAGCACTATAATTCTTAGCCCCTCCACTGCCTATTGAAATGGGTTTTACTCTACCTTTCTTGCGGCCTATAGATATTTCGCAGTGCCTCCAACCGTCAAGATAGAAGGGCATTACCCAAGAGTCACCAGATTTTGATGCTAGTAGCTCTCTTTTGTGCTCTAGTATTTCAGCTATCATTAGAAGGATAGAGCGTGCCAGTGACGGCGCGTGCTTCGTGGTTATAAATGAGGTGAGCCTGCCCATCTTGGTCATCCCAATCGAGACAAGCACTCCCAAGCTTTTTGAGTTGTGTGAGCACAATGCCTAGAGCTTCACGAGCACGGCCTAGCTCGTAATTATGTATCAGTGCTCGCCACAAGGCCCAAGTATGTGGCCGATAGGAGAAAAGGATCTCCTCTTCGTCGCCCCTCCTTGGCATCGAATGGTTAGCTATGTATCTGTATAGGTCTGTCTCAAATTGGAGTTGCTCATCGTGTAGATCGCTCATAAGTCATCCCTTTGTTTTGTGCGTAGAATAATTACGCTTTGCGTTTTATATGTAGTTATTCAGACAGCCTCCGCATATTCGATAGCTTTCTGCAAAGCATTAAATTTCAGATTTCTTGATTGCCCATACCAAGCAGACTGTAGTCTACTGTCAGCCGTATGACCTCGCTCGTGATCAGTGAAGAATGTTACAGCATTGAACGCTTGCCAGTAACTATTGCGAGCGAAATTACTTCCTGGTTGAGTTTCGAGCAGGCCCATGCAGCGTTTTGCTGGAGTTGAAAGCTCATAGGATTGGACTATTGATCCGTTGCGCTCTTTCTTTGAGTGCGTAGGGAATAGCTCATCGAAGTATTGAACAACCTTGTCTGTGCTATACAGCCTAGATCCTAAGAACTCTGCCATTTCTTTGTATTTGTTTAGCTTGAAGGATGCAATACCCATCATTTCCTTCACGTCTTCTGCTCGAAATTCTTTTGTATGATTTAATTTTACGACATTCTTATCGTGCTGACTCAGGGAGAAGGCCAACGTGTTATCACATACGACTCTGATCGGAGTGAACCGTACATCAATAGCTCGCCCGAATTTGTGAGGGTTTGTGAAGAGAAGATAAGACTCTACTTTATCACCACCAAATAGCTCAAAGCTATCGTCCACCTTCGCCAAAGCAAATACAATTTGACCGCCCCTTAGTGAACCAGCAGTATGCATTTGCATGCCACCGCCCTCTCGAATGAACTCATCGAAGAAAGAGAATGCTGTACTATTTTGAACTGGGTTCCAGTCTTTCCCGACTATGTCAAGAACTTTATTGTCAGAAGATCTGACTAGTCCTTTTTTATCTGGGATAGGATGGCCTGCTGATGTCACCAGATCCTCTTTATGAACAGTCCAATCTAAACCAGCGACTTGCATCATTTCGGCTGGTAGTAAATCGTTGCCTACAGATGTACCCAAGCCGTGCCAAGGCTTCTCGCCTGCATAGGCCATTTGAAATGCACCGTTGATCTCTTCAATTTCATGGCTCATATATTTTTCCTAAATTATTTATAGTTAGTTAGTTGCTCTGTATTCTACATACTTAATGAAGTATTCTTTGAACTCATCCATCAATTTTGAATCTAATTGCCTTTGAGCTTCATCGCCCCAATGCCTGGGAGGGAGGCGGGAACCTGTCTCTAAGACGCTAGACTCGGTAAAGCTAAGGAAATCTTCAAAGACATTGGGAGCTTTGCAGGCCCAATGATTACCCCATAACTGTCCCCAAAGTTCTTCCATTGTGTCTCGAAAGGTACACGTACCTAGCATTATCTCAGCGTGTAAATCTAAATCAGTCATTATCAAATACCTCGCCTTGACACTCTTGGCAGAGTCCTGAAATACTATATTCACGGCGGCTCAATTTATTCAAAAAAGAAATTGCACGTCCACCACAACACGTACATATTTGATTCTTAATAGCAGTAGTACGGCCAAACAGTACCTCAAAAAATTCTGAGAGTTCAGTAGACTTTACACTAGGTTCCACAGTCATAATCATTTTCCCTGTTTTAAATTAAATGCCCGGTTACATGCATCCGGTGACCAACTTGTGCAACGGCGTAGATGTACATCCATTCGCCGTGTGGCCTGTTTATTCAATCATCTTATCTCACGCGAGTACATCGCAGTCAATAGTTTCTATTCCATTTACATCCCTTAGTTTACGAATTCCACACGGTCGAGATCTCTGCTTTTTAAAATAGAGTGATCGCTTGCCAAAATGAAAGCCAACATAGCATTCGCCATTCGACAGTTCATAACGATTACGTTGGGTCCGTTTTCTGTACATAGTCTGCATTTTAAATTACTCTTCCTTGGTTGGTTGGTTGGTTGGTGTGACACATACCTTAACACATGTCAAAGGGCGCTGTCAAGCGCATCAACTAACTTTATGTACACATACTGTGATTACCTCTATTATTTATCTTAAATATATTTCTTGACATCTTTAGAGAGACATGATAGACTCAAGTCTCTTTAAAGACCTTAGTAGATAGTTATTATCCTTTTCTTTTTAAATATATATTTATTAATTGATTGCTACCATGTTAGCTTTAAAGACCTTAGTAGATAGTTATTATCCTTTTCTTTTT